GGGGGAGAAAATCTAATCCAGGAAAGTTGTTTGAGAATAGAGTCTAAATTTGCTTTGCCAACCCAATATCCTGATTCATTACGAAAGGATTTCTTAAGGAATTCCAACTCTGCTAAGGGCCTAATATTTGGAACTTCACCAGTTGATTTTGCGGCGCTAGTCGCCTTAAAGCCATAAATAGTAACAATATCTTTACAACTATTAAAATGAAACCATGATTGCACATCCGGATGAACTGCAGCAAAGAAATCATCTCCATAAAATCCACATCTTACGTACTTCTTAAAAGAAGCATAATTTACAAGTTCAGGAGCATAAATCCTAGCCAGGCGCAACCATACACAAAAAGTCAAAATCCAATTTATGAGAGAATTTTCCACAGCAGTACCAGGATTCCCAGAAACTTGAGACCCCTCTAGACGCCACACACGATTCCCTGACACTACAAGAGCACGCTCAACAGCGCGGTGTAAGGATAATCGTGCAACGTCATGAGAAGCCTTCCATTCCTTATCTTCCGAACAATGCTGATATACTCTATTAATCAACCGGGGAACAGCCTCAGTAAAAGCACGAGGAACACCTCCATCCCAATTGGCATAATCCATATCAAAACCGTGGTCAGACACTTCAGCAAAATAATGGTAAAGTGCATGTCCTTCGAGTGAGTTAAAGTTTATGCCAACTTTTATGGGGTGCATGTCGAAAGTTTCACCAATTCTGTGGAGAAAAGAGCCAAAATATTTACGGTAAGCAATTAAATAGTCAAAGGGACATCCAAAGAAAACACGAGTCTTACGAGAATTCACATCATATATCTTCTTCAATTTATAAACTTCATCTTTCAGATAAGCTGAAAAGATTGCGTCAATTTCCAAATTATTTTCTGCGTCAACACACATTTGATCGATTCTAGAGGATACATATTGTCCAGCCTCAGAGTTGTCAAAATACCACAATCCGTTGGTAGGATTCTGCTGAAGGTAATCACCCTTATTTCTCCGATTAGGGAACTTTTGGGTGAAAGGAAATCCAGCAGAACCTGATCTATCAATGGAATGGGCCTTAGGATACTCTTCCTTAAATGGGGTATTAATAGCCTCTGTCTTCGTATAAATGCGTGTATCGAGATCTTTACTATTAAATATTGAAATTAACTCGTCAGAAACAGCGATGACAGCAGCCTCTATATCAGCCAAACACTCTGCAGATGCCTCATTGGCTTGATATCTCGCGAGCCCTTCATTCAACATCGATGCATGATCAGTATTTCTAAAGTCAGTCGTCGAAAGAATGGAAGGCTCAAAAGAATCATCAATGTCAAGTCCGGTCTTATACTTTGAAGTAGTGGCGGGTGTATAGACCGTTGAGATCGGTCTTCCAACCAAATTTAATCCAGTTTGAACACATTTCTTATGTTGGGTGAATTCAGTAAAATCTCGAGAAGATTTCTTTTCCAATGAGACAACAGTATCAGATTGGGCCATAAATCTTTCAATATATTCACGAGTAAATGCGATCGCAATTGAAGTTGAATTAGCTCCAGCTCTATGAATACCACATAATTTGGAAGTAATACTCTTTCCAATGAGATACACTGGATTACCGCAGTCTCCTCTAACGGTGACTCCGGAATAGCCAATATGACCGAGTGTCATATTATAAATTAATTTTCCACCTTCCATTTTACCTTGATTTGTAATCTGAGCATCAGCAGATGCTGGTTTATGAGTTATTCTTCTCCCGTCAATATCGTGTCTAACGAACATGAGTGGGAATCCCTTAGGTCTTAGGGTTATAACCTTCATAAATTCTTCCTCAGTGATTATATACTTGGTAATATCTGCCTGTGCTGGAAACTCTTTATTTGTAACCACGAACAGTGCCATATCACCAAGTTTACTTTTCCTGAGAAGTTTAACTTGCCAGTTATCCGTCTTGTCCATCATACGCATCTTTAAGTTCAATGAATCATCAAATGCATGAGCTGTTGTAACTCCAATACTACCTTTTAGCATTAATCCGTTCAGTATAAAACCATTTGCATCGTACAATGCACATGCATTATTAGCAACCTTATTAGAGATCACGTCCAATTGTTCATCATGCATGCCTTCTTGAATCTCATTCCTGTCCATAGTCATATCTTTCAAATAGTTTGGAAATCTACGCCTGTAGAAATCATAAACTCCTTTGGGAATCTGAACATTTGTCTCAGTGCCAAACAATTTCTGAGTAGCAACGAGCCAAATACACCTATTCTCATAATCATACGGAATGCCATATGCATAGGAGAATGCAAACACCGATCCGAGGTCAATTTTTGTCTTGTGGCTAAGGGGAACTACTTTACTTATCATAAGGTTCATGCCTTGCACATCTACATTTCGAGTCTTAATAAACTTGTGCTCGAGTTCTCTCTCTCCACACTGGAATGATGATCTTCCAGTCATAGAGGGAACTTTCCACCCTGCGCTATAAGGTAAACACATTCCATGGAATGTTCCGAGATTAGATGATTCTTTCATGAGATAAATGCGATCATCATGGAAAATACCAAACTCATTAAGATTGTTAACAACAACATCACCATTTTCTGGTTTTGCCGTGGGAAGAGTAGCCCATTGAACTTCATCTTTCTCCTCCTCTTTAGGCGCTAGTAGGGCTTTAATAGTTTCTTGAGTTTCTTCGGGGTATTTCCTTTCTCGGAAGAATCCAATTCTAACTAGGATCCACGTTCTCGTTTCTGGATCATATTCCCATCGATATCCTTTTGGTGGACGCGATCTACGCTCAACACCCTCTGGGATACTAGGAACAAATACACGACACTCTCTGAAAAATCCAATTCTAACCAATATCCATGTTCTAG